ATGAGCGACTCCGACCCACGCGCCGAAGTCGACACCCTCCGCGACCGTCTCCGGTCGAACGGGGAAGACTCTCGCTACGTTCAGTTCGAGGCCGACCGCCGTCACCTCCTGAAGTTCTCGGATAACATCCGGCTCGTTCCCTCGGAGATCGGCGACCATCGCCACCTCAAGCTGCTCCGACACTGCAGCCGAATGGCTTCCCTGGTCCCACCGCCATCCGTCGAGGACTTCGAAGACAACGGCGAGGCCGACGAGATCGACGACGAATCCGACGTCGACGAGCTCCTCGAGGAGCACGGCCTGCTCGGACTCGCACTCGAGTACCGTGCCGCTGCGGAGGCTGTCGTCCGCTGGATCAACGAGGAGTACACCAACGAACACACCAACCAGGACTACCGGACGGCGCTGCGATCGTTTGGTCGCTACCGACGCAAACTCGACGAGCCGCCCGAGAGCCTCAAATGGATCCCGACCGGGACGAGTAACGACTTCGACCCTGTCCCCTCCGAACGCGATCTCCTGACCTACGACGACAGCCAAGCGATGGTCGAGACCGCCCACAACGCGCGGGACAAGGCACTGTTCGCCGTCCAGTTCGAGGCGGGTCTCCGTGGGGGCGAGCTCTACGACCTCCGCGTCGGAGACATCTTCGACGGTGAGCACTCGGTCGGCCTCCACGTCGACGGCAAAGAAGGCGAGCGCACCGTCCACCTGATCACGTCGGTTCCATACCTTCAGCAATGGCTCTCGGAGCATCCCGCTCCGGATAACGACCAAGCACCGGTCTGGAGCAAGCTCTCCTCGCCCGACCGACCCAGCTACAACACCTTCTTGAACTACTTCAAGAACGCTGCTGGTCGCGTCGACATCACGAAGGACGTCACGCCGACCGCATTCCGGAAGTCGAACACTCGATGGCTGATCCTCCAGAACTTCTCGACAGCTCGAATCGAGGACCGGCAGGGCCGAAAACGCGGGAGCGAGCACACCGCGCGCTACATGGCTCGGTTCGGCGAGGAAAGTAACGAACGCGCGTACGCGCAACTCCACGGCCTCGAGGTCGAATCCGACGAACCCGAAGACGTCTCGCCCGTCCCCTGTCCCCGATGCGGAGAGGACACCCCGAGTGACCGGGATTTCTGTATCCACTGTCACCAGAGCCTCGATTTCGAGGCGAAGGAACTCCTCGACGAAGTCCGCAGCGTCCTCGACGATCGGTCGATCGAAGCCGAGGACCCGGAGGATCGGCGAGAGTTCGTCAGCGCTCGACGGACGCTCGAGGAGAAACCCCACGTCATGGACAAAGACGACCTTCATGAGTTCGCCTCCTCGTTATCGTCTGAGGACTGAAGCACGATCTCGCAGATACGTCGCACCTCGTCGTCATCCTCGTGTTTCTCAGCAATCCGTTCGAATAACGCTCGTTCGTCGTCGGTTAGGTCGTCAACTGGTTGGGGAGAGTCAGCCGTACTCATTGGTCTGTCACCTGTTTTCGGATGTAGATACGCTCGGACCACGGGCGGTCCATCAGCTCAATGCACGTCGTGATCGCGCCCTGTCGGGCGAGAATGACGGTGTCGCTGCGACGGTGGTACCGGGCAACTGCCCCGCGTCGGGCACTCGGATAGTGGATCGGGGTAGCTTCGGACCACGCCTGTTCGATGTCGACGTCGTCGACGAGAGCGCGATCGGGCCATTGGTCTTCGACGTGTTCCGTGGCTCCGACCACGTGCTCGGCTGCACGCAGGCGTTCGCGATCGGCAATGTCCTCGGTGCTCGTGCTCACGCGAACACCACCCCCTTTGCGAGTAGGAGTGAGAATAAGAGGGCTGCTGAGACGATCGCGACGAGAGCAAGGCCCTCGAAGGGGCTCAGTTGCGCTCGCCCGTCGACGAACTGCTCGAGTGTCATCCATGAGCCAGTCTCGAGGTCGACGTCCTCGGGAACCCCGCCTTCGTTGAATAGCGCCTGGACCTCGCTGTAGTCGTCCGGTCGACGTCCAACCAGCTTCTCGAATCGGTTCTTGTGTTTGCGCGCGTGGGCGGGCCCGGCAAGTGGGCTTGCGAGCTCCTCGCCACAGACGGAGCACTCGCTCTGGCTCATTGGTCCCCTCCGGAGACTTCCCGAACATCTCCATAGCAACCGAGAGCAACCGTAATCGCCCGTGCTCGCCCTCGCGTAACACCGAGTTCATCAGCTATAGTACCGAGTGCGTCGAACTCGTCAACAACAGCAAGAACGTCGGCTTCGGTTACGCCATCGGGGAGCGCGATATCGGGTTCGTCCTTCTCGCCATCGACAGCGTCGACGGTGATCTCGTCGGTGTCCTCCTGGACGCCTTCGTCGGTGCCCGCCGACGAATCGTCCTCGTCGTGGTCGACATTTGGTACCTCTGACACCTGTTCGTTAGTGTTGTCTTCGATAGATGCTTCGATTTCCTGACCATCTGACGATGGGGGAGAGTCGGCTTCGTCATCGCCGGTGCCCGCCGGCGAATCGTCCGTGGCGTCCTCCTCGAGGTCGACTGGTGCCTCTGACTCTGACGTTGATTCGGTGGTGTCGTCCTCGGTGGAGGTGCCGCTTTGTCTCTCGTGAATTCCGTTCTCGACCATCCGGTTGTAGACAGCGCCGTAGCCGACATCGAAGCGCTCGGCGGCAGCGCTGATATTGCCGTCCGCTGCGTTGTATGCCCGCTCGAGATCCTCGGTGTCAGTGTGATCCAGCGTCTTTTCGGGGGCATCACCCTCATCACCACGTCGGTCGGCGGCTTCGGTTGGATCTCCGAAGCCCTCGAGATCGTCGTCGCGAACAGTGACGGTGAGCTGGCCGTGGAGCGTTTCGTCGTCGGCCTCGAGCAACCGAGCGTCGTCGATGCCGATCGGTGTGTCCTGGAAGACGGCGACGACGTCGGCGAATCGACGAAGCCCGTCGGCGGGGTCACTCATCGGAATCACCGTAGACGGGTTCATCGAACTTCGCTCCACAGCGGTTACAGTAGTGAGATGGTCCACCTGGGTTACTGGATGGTTTCCCTGTCTTCTTTCGAACCGCGAGTTGGTTGCATTCCGGACAGCGCGGACGCTCGTTGTGTGGCGTCGTCGACGGTGCCTGGCGAGCGTGTTTGAGGTCGAAATCGTCGGGGATGAGTTCACTGCTCACTGACGGTCACCCCCTTCGGTTCCAGTGGAGTTCTCAGACTCTGCGAACGGCAGACAAGTCTCTGGTTGCGATGTCCGGTGAGGGGTACCGATAGGCAGGTACTTGACCGGCAGAAATCTATTGTTATATGTTGTCAATGGACTTGGTTTGATGAACCCATCAGATGCTGACGAAGACAAAGAAAAACTCCCTGGGAAGTGTGACAGTTGTGGTGCAGTCTTCACTGTCTGGGTATTAGCCGACGGCTCTATCCGACCGGTTTCTCCGGAGAATTCATGTGCCTGTGAAGAGGGGATCCTCAGGACTGTTGATAAATCGGATATCTTTGACAACAACGAGTGATGGCCCCTCGCGAACTGGGCACTCTCGTCCACACACTGGCCGCCATCGGTCACGACCGCTCGCTCGAGGTCGACATCATGCATCTCTTTGCGCGCGTGGCGCTCCATCTCGTCAGAGACATCCACGAGATCAGTGTCGCGGTAGGACCAACTGCAGTCCTCACAGTCCGCTCGATGTTGTGGACGTCCACCGTCGGCGATCGCCTGTTGCTCCTGGCAGTCGTGACGGATCAACTCGCCTAGCGTCTCAAATGGGGTCTCGCAAAGGTCACACCAGTGGGCGTCACCTGCGAGGAAGGCATCGCGACCACCGTCGGTCGCCACAACCCGCTCGAGTCGGTCGCGAACGCGCTGGTGGACGTCGTCGCGACGATGCTCGAGTTCGTACTCGCCGACGACGTAGTTGATCGCGACGCTCGTGCTATCGCCGGCGTCGATCAACGTCGCAGCTTCGCGAACGGCGCGATCGACTTACTCGGATTCCCGAATCCCACCGTCGGCTCGGACTTCGCTTGTCCCCTCGTGACGTGCGTCGACGGCGCTGTTCTCGAAATCGTGGGCGCGCTTGAGGACTTGTCGGAACTTGTCTTTTCGTGCCGTTGGGATCGTGGAATCCGCGGGTGGGCGTTTGCACACCGACGGCGGAACTCCGTCGCGATCACATAGTGTCCAGTCCTCACTGGTTGCGCGGTAGCGGGTCTCGAGCCCGATCTCGAGGTCGCGGGTCACACCGAGGACGGCGATCGACGCGACGTCGGTGTTCTCTGCCCACCCACGACGGATGGCGATCGTGTAGAATCGGCGCTCGTTCTCGGCAGGTTTCGGGTAGTCGGCATCTTCGAACGTGCCTTCGTCGGCCCACTGGATGGGCCCCCACTCAAGGCCGTCACCGTCCATCACGACCGGTTCGGGGTAGAGACAGTTGTAAGAGGCCATCACCGCTCACCTCTATCGATCTGTTCGCTGTCGGCTTCTGAGCGGAACCGGCTCTGGGCGTCGTCGACAAACGCCGCACAGTCAGCAAAGTGGGGGCCTGGTGCGACCTCGAGGTCCTGCTCATCGAATTCGACGATGTCGTAATCGTCGAGTTTCGGGAGATGTTGCTGAGATAGCGAGACGTATACGGAGTCGTACTGGCTGTCGGTGATGCACGCGATCGCGTCCGACAGCGCTCGGATATGCATCGGTCCGAGTACGTCGACGAGCTCGACGACGAGTCGGCGGCGAATCGGCTGGAACAGGTGCAGCGCCTTGTCGGTCGTCAGCTTGCGTGGGAATTTCGCAGGCTGATCGGGTCGGGCGGCTGCAGTCATAGTCGCACCCCGTAGAAGAACGTCGAATCGTAGCGGTCGGCACGCTCGAGCGCCTCGACCAGGTATGTCGATGGGGTAGCGTTATCCGCGTCGCGCGTGTGCGAGTTTCCTAGACGGGGCTGGTGGCCTGAACAACCTCCCGTCTGTGCTACCGCGTTGCCGCGCGGTGGTTTTTCGGATAAATCAGTGGGCGCTGGAGAGTCATCTCGGCCGTGTGGACGGCCGGCGGTACTGCGTTCTGTGGGGCAATCTCTTTTTACCCCGGTGTGCTCGTTGGACATGACTTCTGAATTCCCCGTGTGAAGGGTTCGGAAGTCAACCTCGGGGTGCGCCAACACCCCGAATCTTCGCAGATTCTGGCGAGGATGACTTCCTATCTATAGTGACTGGTTCGACCGTTTAATACTTTTCCCACCACTGGCCGGATATCTACCAGCTAGTAACCGGACTCTTATAGGCTAGTGGCCTGAACAGGTCATCATATCGGTGTACATATGAGTCCTACCGACCCAGTTAAACGACAGATGAGGAAGCCGGCAGATTGGATGCGTTCGCCGACTGACGATCGCATTCTGGAACTGATGAATGAGGAGGGGAACATGACGCCTCGAGCATTGTCTCGTGACGGTTTTGTTCCTCGTATCGACATCAGCCGTGAATATGCCGGCGACCGGTGCCGAGAGCTCACGAAATACGGATTGCTTGAGCGACTTGACCGTGGACTTTATCGGTTGACAGAGTTCGGAGAAGCTTATCTCGAGGGGGACCTCGACGCTGGGGAACTCGAGCCGGTCGAGGGCGTCGAAGACTGACATCTTCTCTCACCGGATCTCTGCTTCCACAGCTCTGAGCGCTTCGTTGATCCACTGCGGGACTGTCCGTGTTGGTGGATCGCGATCGGTACACTGCCCCCGGACGAATTCGAACGTCCACTCTTCTGGTCCGTGATTGAGATGCACCGTTCGCTCGCTGTCGTCACCGTACTCGATCTCAAGCGCAATTACCCGTGGCACCTCCGCCGGGATCTCGGCGTCGACGTCAGTGCGGAGGTCGACATCGATCGTTCGCCTTGCAGTCGACATGACAACCGCTGATTGGCATGGTGTTTGCTTTAAACCCCCTTTCAATTCCGAATGTCTCGTCAGATAGATATATTATCTATATCACTCTGAAAGGGTCGCAGAAAACAGTATATTATCTAGAGGGCGTGATTTCTTCTAGCGAGTCAATACCTTGATTGACCAATTCCTTCGGAATCTGAGATAATTTGTTGAACATTGGCAAATCCCGAAATATATATTGAGCTAATACTTCCCCATAATCAGTCAGTCTCCATGATCTCTTGTTACCTGATAGTAAAGGAAGTTCTTTCCAATTTGTTTGAGAGTCATAGTGTTCTCCTGAAAGTGCCCGACCAATAGCCGTTACTTGAGGATCACGGTGTTTCCGGGAACCAATAATTTCAGCAATTTCATGTGAGGATATATTAGGTCCCTCAGTGTTTATTAGTTTGAAAACCTGAAATGCATTGACTCCTCTCCACCGATGATCTCTCAGTCGAGAGGTGTCTTCCGCTAGCCGAGAACTAAGCTGGATTCGCTTTCGGATACGATACTTGGAATACACTTCAAGAATGTTCTCTTTTGAGGCGAACACATCTACATCTAATTGATCTAAATCGTGGGTATCTTGGAATGCCGCCACATTACCTCCAGAACCGGGAATAGTGCTATAACCAACACTCATGTCGATGATATCACTATCCACACCATCTGCGATCAAGTAGTCTCTTGTTTTTTTGATTATTTTGTGACTTCGTGAGTTTCTATACTCCTCCCATTTCGTCGAATAATCAGTATCATCAAGGGAAAATAATATCCCATCGGGTGTGGGGTCTGGAAATAAATGTTGGTCGTCGTCATAAAGATAGCCAGCTTCGAATAATGTATGCCGGATATTTTGATCAATATCTCTCTCGATTTCCCTCCATTTTTGACTATATTCATCCATCCCTTCCGTAAATTCGTCGAATGTCATTCTCTCCTCGTCAAACTTAGAAGCGAATGTGAGTGACATCTCATTTATTTCACCAATAAATTGATCAACTCCATGTTTGTCAACCTCCGCAACTGGCAATGGAAGTATATATGCACCAAGTATGAATCCAAATGACATCTGAGATACTATCTCTCGCATTTGCTGATCATCGCGACCACTCATTACGTGATGTATGGTTTCACCTATTTCTCTCCCTAATTCACAGGCCGGAGACATCGGCCTGAACTCCAGATTTAGCTCTGTCAGTGGTATTGATGAATCATACATTGATAGTGAATTTGGCAAACTTTTGAGCGATAACTGTTCTAGCATATCCACATCCATTCGATCAGAAAGTAATTCCATATCATCCATAAGCCTCTCAAAACGTTCAGGTAATTTATCCTTTTTCGCTTCTATCTGCGACTCCAATTTCGATTTTCGATAACCACCGGTAGATCCGTTTTTTAGGAACTCTCTTTCCGCTTGTGTCAAAGCAAAAGAGGCGGGGCCGCCTCTTGATCGACCTTCATCGGCCATATATAATATACCACGTTAAAGTAGTTTCTCGCCCTATTTAAATCATCCTTAGCAACCAATCTTTCACTGAACAATGATCGAGAACATCCACCTCATTTGGCCTTTACTCGCTTTGGCTCTGGTGAATCGCCATAGGGCGTTGGGTTGGACCTACATAGTGGCACTGTGAATGAGTCCAATCGTTTCGCCAGCAGAGATTCGGGGGAAACTGAAGCCAGAATTGTCCAAGAGTAGTGCATCGAGCACCTGATATAGAGTTGAAAGTCGCCGGAGTCTAGCGATTCACCAGAGCCCTCGCTTTTGTACTCTATACCGTTAGCCTACTCCTGATCAGCGCTATGTGCCAATCAAAGGAAACTGTGAATATTGAAGTTATAATAGATCTGTTTTAAATATAATTGTGGTTCTAAAAGACGATTGGTCATTCTAATGGCATTCTTCCCGGTAGTTCTAGCAATGGTTCTACATCAGAATCAATTACCCAGTAGAGCCGATCACGTGTCGGACCGTCATAGTCGATGAGATCGTACTCTGCAAGCTTCGAGAGCTTCTCCCGGCGAGCGCGTTCTCCAAGTGGTTGCGGCGGCGACCCCGCATAGATATCCCCCGAAACAGCGTCGTAGCGGTCGTGCAACTCCGACGCCGAGAGCTCCTCAGCTTCGTGAATTATCGCATACAGCACTTGGTGGTGAAACGGCAATGAACTTAGATTCAACTTCCGAATTCGGTGGCGGGCATGTTCGTAGGAGTCGTCGACGTCCCGATCGCGCACCCGACGGTGGCCGCGTTCCCGAGCGAGCACTGCCGCGGAGCGCAGCGACTGGATCCCATGGCGAGCGACGCCGGCGACCTCGTCGGCGATCGCCTCGAGTTGGGCTCGAGAGACGGGTTCGCCATGCAATCCCTGGCGGGCACGCCGCTCAAGGATGTCCGCGAGTTCGTCGACGCCGTAGCGTCCGAGCTCAAGGTGACCCTGGTCGAGTCGGTGGCCGTCGGTGACGTCCAGACGTGAGAGCCAATCGGTTCCGTCGTGGGCGATCACCACGACCGTGACGTTCGCCATCGCGAGCAGTTCACCGACTGCGTTCGTCTGGGGGAGATCATCACCTTCATCCAGGACGACGATCGTTTCGCTGGTGATCGCCTCACGGATCTCTCGGCAGACGTCTCTCGTCGGGAGGGTCTGGGCGACCTCGTTCGGTCCTCGAGGCAGCTGCTCGAGCATCGCCCGAAGAATGCCGCCGGTCGTCTTCCCGAGCGAGTCGACGAACACCCGCGTGACGTCGGTCTGTGTCTCGAGGTGATCGACCGCTGTTCGGGCGAGAACTGTCTTCCCGACCCCACTGGGTCCGGAGATAAGGACGTCCGACTCCGCTGGGTGGCGGGTGGTAAACCGGCGGAGAAGCTGTTCGATCTCGTTCTCCCGATGGAGCAAATCGGGTGGGACGAACTCGTCGTCGAACACCCGCAGATCGGCGATCATATTCTCGAAAACTGTCTGGTATCCTAAAAAGACTACTTGTAATTCCGAATAATCGCTGTACTGGGCCCGGTATAGTTCTCATAAGATGCGTGATTGAATATTAGGTGTTCTCGACGAGCCAGAGTATGAGTTGCGAGATAGACGTGATTGCAACGCCTCCGCCAATAGCCGCCATCATGATTTCGAACAACGGCAACAGGAGCCCATAGGCTGTGATAATTTGGCTGGATCCAGCCGCTCCTGTGGCTGAGACGATGGCACAAAGCGCGACAAGCCAGGTAAGCCCCGAACTCACCTCGATATTCTCCTGTTCAAATATTTCAGAGAGTATGAGACGAGCGTACGCCACCATTCCAAAGAGCGTAGAAAAGTACCCGGTTATGGACAGCACTTCGAATAGAGTACCGAAGATAGCCATCTCACTACGTGTGAGTGTTAGTGCATCCTACTTATCAGCTTCTGCAAAAAGAAGAACGAGTTAGTCGTTGAACCGATCCCGCCAGTAGTCTGTCTTCGCCCAGCGCTGCGAGCAGTCCTTCTCGTGCGGGATTTCGTCTATATTCAGATGCGACCGACCGCACTCGCAGCACTCGATTTCGCCGGTCGGCTCACCTTTGCGAAAGCCGTCGACATCGATGGACGTCTCGCTGCGAACGACGTTGTACTCCGTGTCCGGAGCCAGAGCGTCACGGCTCATTGAACCTCCACGACGAGATGGTCGCCTTGTGGCTGGGCGAATGTGATGCCACAGTCGTGGTCACCGAGGTCGCGGAGGACCGCCGGTGGGACGCGGTCGACTCGTTCGAGCAGCACGATCTCGAGGACGTCGTGTCCGTCATGTTGATCGACAGCGCGGGCGTCAAGCACCACTGGGTGTGGTTCCACCGCGTTGGCCGCACCTTTGATATCCGAGGTTTGCACACTCACTTCGACCACCTGGGTTCACCGGAAACGTGCTCTCCTAACTGTTGGTCGACGTCGTCGCGATCGGCACCGAGGGGGATCGATCGCCGGCCCGTCGCAAAGCGGACTCGATGTTGGTGTTTGCAGGTCACACCCCGGTAGGTCGCATCATCGCACTCGCACGTTCGTTCGCGAACGTCGACGAGGTACTCCGATCCACTCTCAGAGACGACCAGATACATGTCGTCGGCATCGCGAACGCGCGGATCGTCCTCGAGGACGGTGAGGTACTGTTCCAGAGCTCGGCGTTCGCGATCGGCGAGGTGGGCCTGTGGAGATTCGGCGACCGCCATCACTCATCGACCTCCTCAAGGAGCGCTGCGACATAGCCATCCAGATCCTCTCGGTCGGCATGGCGAACAACGAGCTCGGCGAGTCGAGCGCCAGGCCCCCACAGTGGCGACCCCTTGAGATCCTTCGCGAACTCGAGCGTCAGTTCGTCGGCGTCTTTGCCGGTGTTGTTCCGGAGGTAGGACTCGAATCGGTGGTCGGCTGCTGTGACAGATTTCGGATCGATCTGACCGCCGACGATCGTCTCGGCAACGCCGACGAACGCCTGGACACGGCCGTCGACCTGAACGCTCCAGGCCTCGAGTTGTTCGTCGTCGATCACGTACCGTAACAACTCATTCTCCCGGGACTCGAGCACCTCTCGAATCGCGTTTCGCTTCCAGTTTCGGAGATCGCGGAAGCGCCAGAACTGTGCGAACTCATCAAGCGTCTCGAGGCGGCGGGTGATCGACACCTCGCCTTCGGTACGCTCGGTGATGTCGCCGTGTTCGCGAACGACGGTCACTGGCCCGGCACCCTCGACGAGGAACGACCGCGGCAGTGCTGTCCCCTCGGTGGTGTCACTGTTGATTGTATCCGCGACGTCGGTGTCGTCTGCTTCGGTCGACATCACTCGCTCACCTCCTGGTCGTCGTTGCGATCGTGGACTCGAGCAACGATCTCGAGGCGAGTCCGTGGAAATGCGTACCCCTGCAGCGGTCCTATATCGGTGCTCGTCCGCTCTGGGAACTTCACCACGACGACGTCATCGTCAGCCGGGTATCCGGGGTTGGACTCCGCGACCGTCTTCCCGTTTCGAGCATCCACTTCATTGGCCGGCTCGAGCGGCGTCCGAACGACGACCATCGTCGCGTCGATGTCCTCCCGGTCCTGGACGTGATCACCGACGTCGACGGGTGGGTACTCGAGTTCGTTCTTGGCGATCTCTAGCTGCGCGTTTTCGTTTGCGGTGTAGGTGTCCGCCTCGCCGCCATCAGCTCGGAGTTCGGTTTCGGGGGCGGTGACCGCCTGCGCTTCGCGCTGGATTCGGAGTTCGTCCTGGGCTTCGGACTCAAGGTGGTCGGCTTCGATGGAGCGTCGTTTTGCGGCCCGCATCTTAGATCGCCTCCGCGACCGCAGTCTCGAGGGCGTCCGTTGCGAACTCTCGTGCAGCGTGGAAGACGTAGAAATCTGGGAGCGCATCAGTCGTCGACGTATGCTCGCCAGCGACCGCACTTAGGTCGGTTTGGGTGGTTTCCGTTTCCGATTCAGCGTTCGATTCGTCCGCAATCGTCTTGAGGTGGGCTTGTGTAGTTGCCATTGCTTCTCACCGAAGCACGAGAGGTCGGTGCTGGAACACCGGCCTCAGATTCTCTGAGGCGTCCCGTGCTTCACAGTCACTACTTTGCACCAGTGCATATTAAATGTTTTGCAGCAATGCAAATGTATGCATAGGCGCAAAGTTTTAGGGAGCTGAGAAAGAAGCTTCATTTGCAATGGCGCAAAATAAAACACCCAGAATGGGACGGTACCGTGCAATCATGACGGACACGGACCGCGAGTACATCTCGGGCGAAGCAGACGCTTCGGAGTCACAGCGCCTTCAGTCCATCTCGCGTGTACGGTCTCGGATCAACGACGAACTGACAAAGGACATCGAAGTACTCGAAGAACACCACCCGGAACTACTCGAGGAACTCCGCGACGTGGTCTGCGAAGACAGTGATTCCAATGAGTAGTGCAGCCACCAACGGGAACTCCCGTCTCGACTGGCCCACTGAGCTCGAGCGAACCGATTCAACGAATCGTGAACGGACCACCAAGTTCGACGTCACACTCGGGAACGCGATCAAGGACATCAAGCGCGAGATGGATCGCCTCGACGTCGACGACTGGCGACTCGAGACCGCGATGCCCCAACGGAAGACCGACGGCCTCCCCTATGCTAGCGCTGCCGAACCCGAGGATCCCGGCGTTGCACTCCGCTGGACTGACGATGGCGAGGACTACGCGATCGCGTGCGATCACTATACGCGTGTCCGTGATAACACCCGTGCGATCGGGCTGTACCTCCGCGAAAAGCGCAAGATGGAGAATCGGCCAGTGACGACCGGGCAGTCGGAGTTCGCGACGGCGCGGTTGCCGCCAGCTAATGAGGACGCGATCGCCGCGCCGCCGGCCTCGAGTGACGACGAGTTTCAGGAGGAACCACACGAGATTCTCGAGATCTCCCCCGACGCATCCGACGACGTCGTCAAGGCTGTCGCGAGACGAAAGTCGGCGGACGTCCACCCCGACAGTGACGCCCCTGATGTTGAGGAATACAAACGGATCCAAAAGGCGAAAGACGCGATGCTTAACCGGTAATCCTCTGCCCCAGATAGCACACCGCCGAAAGTTATTTGAGGTTGTACTATCAGTCTTTGGACCAATGAGCGATGAGGACCGTGCTGTCGGAGACTGTGTTTGCCGAGAAGCGCGGTATACAGTCGACCACCACATTACTCGAATACATAATGTCGATAAGAAGGCTGTTGGAATATTTCGTCTTAACCTCCTCCTTATGGGGGTATTGCTCACGGCATTGACGATAATTTTGAATCGTGATGGGATCGAGGTCGCACCGTTCTTCAATATCTGGTCTTATGGGTGTCTATTTTTCCTAGTTCTATCGACATTTTTTGCATCAATCACGTACACCTCATCTAGCTACGACCTCGGTGTTAGCCCCAAGATTATAGAGGATGTTGAAGAGGGAGAGATCGATTCCTCGGAAGAGTTCAATGACGAGGTAACAGAGTTATATAAAGAATGGATAGTCCACAATAGAAACATGGGGGATTTCAATTCATATCTCATCACGATAGCGATCGCCTCTGCGTTTAATGGGATTGTGCTGCTGTTAGGAGGCGGCGCACTCGGACTATCTGGATACGAAAATGAGGGAATTATTTATCTCACGTTCTTGGTTACATCATCAATTCTCATTTTCCTTGATTGGGTAATCTGGAATGCCGATAGTTTCTACGCTCGCATCAGCGACTGAACTAAAATTATCTCCCCTCTCTTAATGTCGGCAATAAGGCTTATATTCTGGACACCGTAGTAGAAGATGTGATGACCTCGAGTGACAAAAACTCAGAGAAGTCGCGGAAGAGGTCGAGAGGGACGGAGCGTGTGACAAACTCGCCAAATCTTGGCCCGATAACTGCGATGAAGAAGGCCGCGCGTCGACTCCGAAGCGGAAACAGCGATGAGGAATAAGAACAGCAGTGAAGTGCCCCAACCCTACTTCACTATTTTGTAGCCTGCGTAGAGAGATTTATCGCCATTCGTAGTGAACCCACTCGAGATCGTCGCGATGGTTCTCGAGCCACTCCGTCGGATCGTTAGTCTTGCAGAGAACCTCATCCCAGGTGGTGTGCCCTGAATCCAGCACCTGGTACGAGATGATCTTCCCGAACCCGTGGTACGATCTCTGGAAGACGATCGCCTCGAAGCCGCGATTTCGAAGTCCCAGAAACTCCCCGTCGACGAAGCCCTTCTGCAGCCGACGGACGATACTCGAGATGTCGTGATCACGGACCCGAAGATAGTACTTCGAGAGCTCGTGTTTGAGCACTAAACGCCCGCGTTCGTGTGCGCGCATACGCCGGTGTGTCTCGTGCCCTATAGCGAAAGCCTATCTGGGGCGGTTCCAACAATTCCGATTTCGAAAACTACCGATAAAAGACACTGAAATCTGTAATTCAGCGGCAAATACGTTTACGTAGGAGATAGCGCCTAGGCCAACTGCGTAGGGAGAAACCCCCCTCTCCCAATGTGTCCTTGCCGTTCGTCGAGAGCTTTGCCTTCTCACACACCCTGATAGTTATATTGTTTGACATTGTCTAGGGATGCACGCCAGGTCTGTGTGGGTCTCCGCCCAACAGCCATCCCCACCTGGCGTTCTCTCTCATCCCTCGAGCAGAGCGTCGCCATCACCGATTTCTATCCTGCATTAGTATCAACAATACAATAATATTAACTATCTTCAGACGAACACCTAACTGCAACCGGGAAGAGTGAAAGGGGGTTTTGTCGTTGTCACCTACCTCGTCCTACCATCAACACATCACGCCACCATTTCTTCCCGGGTGCACTCAGCGTCACGCTCCATTGGTCCCTTACTACGACAGTAGAACTCACGGCTCGATATCGCCCAGAGACTGATATCCATCGCACTGCGATGTCCACCTACACCAGGAGTGTATAGACTCTCCCCCATATGTCGATACACGTCCCGCCTGGCGTTCTTTCCTTCTCCCAGTCGGACCATGAGTCTTGTCGAAAGACGCTAAAACTGGTTTCCAACAGAAATCATCATATCAAACTGGCGAAAAGATTGATAGCAGTGTGTTCGTGAGGTACAATTGCAAACGGGGAGGAATGGGGGCATCTGTTGTTGCCAAACAGATCGATTGACACACCACATCGCCCTTCTTCCCGTGCGCGCTTTCAGAAACACGCTCCATCCAACACCCCCCTTCTGCGAAAGTTTATATGAGAAGCCGCGGCCAGACACCCCAATGTCCGGAGAACGAGACGACGATTCCTGATCGCAGTGGCATTGACTCGCTTCTCAGTCCAGTTCGAAGACGCCAACCCCGAGCTCGCGAACTACGCGTGGCAGTTGGCAGCTGATCGCCTCGTTGAATACGACATCGCCCCTGCAGAAGCGGTTCATCAGGTGTTGTGACTGGGGCAAATCTATAAAAGAAATGCCGTCGTTCGAGTAAATGGGAAACGTGGTAGGGTCGGTTCCGTTTACCGGCCTATTTTCGACAATATAGATCGAGTAGTGCGATCGCTGTATTCACAGCAAGCAATACGACAGTCGTGAACTGGAGTGTTATCTGGTTGATCATACCCACAGCTATCCGTTGATAAACACCCCACCTGTGGGAAACGTGGTAGGGTAGTCTCCAACGGCAGACTTTCATAGATACCAACCTCATATAAGGGGAAGAGACAGTTCAAAGGAGGAAGGTCGTCTTTAATTTGCTAAAGGTGAGCATTAGTAGGATACTACTAGTTTCATCCTAACATCACATTCTGCCTAGAGAGATTATCTATGTACGATGGCACTGCTCCAAAGGGATTTTGCTAAAAGTGGATTCGACTCCTCGAGTGTCAGGACGTCGAACGGGAACCTGCTTGCTTGTTGATGGGGAATGAGAGTGGAGAAGCAAGCTACTGGGTATTCCACATAAAGTTTACATCAATTCGCTATCACATGACGGTATGCAAAAACCATCACGAAAGGAGATACTCGGCGTTCCAGCCGCGGCTTTACTCGCGTATCTTCTCAGTGGAGGACTGGGCTTTACATCCGTAGAATCCCTTGCAAATGCTTCAACTGCCGCATTAGCGTTTGTCTCCCCTCTCTTGGGCGAGGGCGCTTCTATGGTGTTTACGAATGTCATCAGTATCGAGATCTCCTCACTTGTGGTTGAGATAGTCGGCCCGATAGTAGCAATTGCAGCAGAATCCAATCTGCTCTTGGCCCTCATCGGAGCCTCGACGACGTTCCTTATGATTGACTTCGTGATTACTAAAATTCAAAATACCGACGCCTAACCGTCCTGCCGTCCGAGCGTGAGATCGATCCGCCACGATGTTTTTATATTCAGAAAGGGGTCAGTCCTGAATCAGGTACTCGTCGCTCTCGAGTGCTGGTTAAACTGGATCGAACGAGTACTGATCTGCATTTGCCGGGATCTCCTCAGCGCCGATATTGTCCCATGTGATCTCTGCAGCTGTCTCGCCGGTCATCATGATTTCCGAGATGACTGTATCTTCTTCGCTCCCTTGCTGGTCGACTGTAGGGACGTAGGCTGTGATCAGCAGCTGTTCGACGTCCAGATCTTGCTCGAAGACGGACTTGAAGACGTAGTACGCCGTCCAATTGGCGTTCTCTTCGTACGCCGAGTCCGGTTGGTCGCTCGAGCGGTATTCGAGTTCGCATTCGAGTGACGCGTTGTAACCGTCGCCACTGTCTGCCTCCACAGAGACGATATCGCCGACCTCTTCGACGAACGCCCCATCGTTGTTCGCTCCCTCTTCGATGTAGTGCCCGACCTGTTCACGCGGATCTTCTGGCGGGCTACTGTCTGATTCGCCCGATCCAAGACACCCACCGACTGCAGCAACCCCAGCACACCCTGCGAGGTATCGTCTCCGGATCATATCATTAAATTTGACTGTACCCACGAAAAGAGTATCGTTCGCGAACGTCACCGCGTCGACCGGCGGACGTTCTGCCGGATCGACCCGAATATCGATTCGATCGAGACGCCTTCCTCGAACTCGAGCTCGGTCTGCGCTTGGCTGCCATCCTGGAGCGTCGACGTCTCGAGTGTGAGGACCTCGTCGAAGATCTCGACATGATAGGCAAAGCCGGGCCAGACGACCTTCGGGGCGACCTCGAGCGAGCCCGTCGTTCGATCGACGCTGGCCAGATTGAACAGTTCGTTTCGCGTCTCGACAGTCAGTTCAGCGAGCGTCGTCGCGTCACTCACCACTGGCGGGCCAGGGACTTCTCCATGTTCGGCGATCTCATCGCTGAGTCGGATCTCGACCTCGATCCGCTCGCCCTCGCTATCCGGTTCACCGAATCCTTTGAGGACGTTCGCGTAGTCACGCATATCTCGCTTCTTCGTTTTCGCGAGTCGCCGCCAGTCCGACTCGAGTTGGATCTGACCGGGAGTGAACGACGCTCCCTCGAGGCCATCTTCGGGCCAGGTCGGCTCAGGGTTTTGACTCGAGAAGTCGATCGACGCTGGGAGGAACGCCATCCCCACTTCGTCGTGCAGGTCGCCAAAGTTCTCGTAGTGATTGCCGACCAGCTCGAGATCTTCGATCACGCGGAGGTCGTTCGTGTCGACGCTGAGTTCCCAGCCATCGAATATCTGGCCATCATATCCATAGCGAGGGGTGTCGTCCTGCGGATCTAAATCAGTCCGTATACCGAGTGCGACCTGTCCATTAACGGTCATCGTATCGGTGTCTGACCCGAACTCGGCGCTGGCCGTATTGGCCTCTGTCTGGACGGGCTCCTCTCCGAAGGATACTCCCATTTCGAGCAGTCCGTTCGCATCATTTACGTCGCCATTGACGTACGCACGAGTTATGTTCGTCGACGTTGAAACGTCGACTGCCACCAAAATAACGGGTTTCTCGGGGGAGGGGTACTCGTACGGCCGGTCCAGATGTCCGCCAGGTTCGTGGACGTCGTTGTCAAAGTTGTCGAAGTCGTGGAATCGCTTGTCGAAATACACGACCGCATCGGCGACGTAGGGATCCGTGCCGCCGGATTGTGTGATCTCTATATTGCCGCCGACATCGCCACTGCGTCCATCCCAGAAATCCTGCATAGCGCTCGAGAGATCGACCCATCGGGGAGACGTACTCTCGCTAATATTGTCTCGGACAGTTACTTCCTGGAAGGTTCCGTCCGCCGCCGAGTACGTGATGTCTCCCGTATCTGGGCCGAAGATCCCTTCGCGGACTGCAAAGCCAATATGTTCCGTGGGGATATCGTACGCGAAGAACCCCATCAGATGAGTGATGGGACTATCAGACGTATCCTGTGCAGAACCGCCCGTGTACTGCGGATCTGTTGGGCCGTCTGAGTCTCCAGCGTCTATTGAAACGATTCCTGTTCGCTGTAAAAAATACACATCCTGATCTAGCGTGATCGGGTGGGCGGCAGGGTCAAAGTCCTGCTCCTCGAGCGGGAACACTGCGCTGAGATCTTCGGCCGACGGAGCGTCCTGGAGCAGGAGGCCTTCGTCGACGAGCTCCGGCTCGGGCTCGAGCACGTCCCACTCCCAGTCGGTGAGATACGTGTTGGCGTAGTCCCTGATCGCCTCGTAGCCAGCGATGCTCTGGTAATGAACCTGCGCACCGCCGCGTTTCAACAGGCCTGTGAGGTCCTGTCCGCGGACGGTCATCAGGCCGTCCGGGTCGCCCTCCGTGATGTCGACCTCTCCCCGGTAGATCAAGTGTTCGACGTCGTCGTCATCGACCCAGTAGACTTTGGCGTCGGCGAGCTCGAACCCAGAGAGATCTGCCCGATACTGAGTTTGGACGCTCCACTCGTCCGCCGCCGACAGGCTGATCGGGAGGTTCGGGGCGATACTCTCGTCTGGGGAGATGGTTTTCGTCTCTCCCTCGAGAAGGAATTCGAATTTGTAGCCACTCATGATGGTGAGAGTTTCGGATTAAATTAGCGAGACACTCTGCACGGTGTCGCTTGACTCTATGAGTGTCTCAACCAACGACCAATCCGAGAGGTCATGCACGTACGTATTTTGATCAACTCCTCCATACGCGATATACTGGCCAGACAGTGCGACCCCACGAACGCCGTCCGACGATTCAGTTAGTGTCTCGACCAACGACCAATCCGAGAGATCGTGTACGTACGTGTTGTTGTCATCACTCCCATATGCAATGTACTGATTAGATAATGCAAATACCCACACGTTATCGCCCGACTCGGTCAATGTCTCAACCAGCGACCAATCCGAGAGATCATGAACGTATGCATTGTTATCGTACCCGCCATATACAATGTACTGGTCAGAGAGTGCGACCCCGCGCACGAGGTCTGCCGATTCAGTTAGTGTCTCGACCAACGACCAATCCGAGAGATCGTGTACGTACGTGTTATCGTCTAACCCTCCATATGCAATGTACTGATCAGATAATGCAACACCTAACACGGCGTCCGACGATTCGGTCAGTGTCGCGACTAGCGAAAAATCCGAGAGATCATGAACATATACATTGTTATCTAACCCGCCGTACGCAATGTACTGGTCAGAGAGTGCGACCCCCCGAATGCCGCCTGATGATTCGGTCAGTGTCGCGACTAGTGACCCATCCGAGAGGTTGTGAATGTACGTGTTGCTGTCTTGACTTCCATATGCAACGTACTGGTCAGAGAGTGCAACTTCATAAACCCCACCCCCCGATTCGGTCAGTGTCTCGACCAACGAAAAATCCGAGAGATCGTGTACGTACGTGTTATCGTCAATCGATCCATACGCGACTATACCAGATAGACTGGGAGAGTCATTGATCTCCGTCGAGACGGCCATGATTCCCTGACCAGTCTGGATTCGGAGCTGATCTAACTCCGCTTCGGAGACGTCGACGACGTTGATCGCCCCGATCCCGTTCGCGGTCTGCACCCGCCACACAGGATAATCTACGTCGGCGATCTCGAATACCGGGACCTCGACGATCCCACTGGCTGTCTGCAGGTTTATTGTCCCAATCTGAGCCATCGTTACCCCTCGGTCGAGACATCAAGCGACGTCGAGAACGTCCGCGCTGTGCTGCTCAAGTCGTGCTCTGGGAGCTCCATCGTCGAACACTTAAACTCCGGCGTGTCGGCCTCAGCATCGTCCAGAATCTCAGTCCAGTCCCGAAGGTCGATCTCATCCAACCGATCTTCCTCAGCCGTCCACTCGACGACCAGCTCCTCGGCGCCGGACACATCAACCGTCGCAGTGTCTCCGTCCGCGATCGTTTCGGTCGCAAACGGATCGATCTCCTGTCCGTCGAGTGTGACGACGACGTCCGCGGCGTCGATCGACTCCGGCGCCGAGTACGCGATCTCGACGTCGGTAGAACTCTCGTCATGGGTCAGTGCGAACGCATCCCGACCAGGGATCCACGTCTGTTGCTCTGGTGCGACGGAGTTTGCTCGAGCGAGAAGCGCGTTGTAGTTCGCCATCGCCTGAGCGAGATCGTCCGCCAGTTCCTGCTGCTGCTCGAGGATCTTCGCTGCCGAGGAGACGTCGAAGCCCGCGTCGTCGATCGTGCGTGCTTCGTCGACGATCTGCTCTGCCTGTCGCGTTACTCTGCGGAGCTGTGCTGCTGTCCGTTCGATGTCTTGTGTTCTCATAGGAATCGTCTCTCTTAGTCGAGATCGGTCCGGTACCACTGCCGACCAGTGTCGTTCGGATCGTCACTCGGGTCGCTCGTTCGGTTCTCGAGGTTGGATGCGACGCTGTCGTTCGTGCGGACGTCTTCAGCAAGGCTGTTAGACGCGCTCGAGGCATCGACTTCCCCAGCGTTGGAGATGTTGTTCCCGTTCGCGTCGAGTGTCGCCTGGAGCGTCGTTGCCCCCAGCGTTGCGCTGGCTGCGACTAACTCATCGACTTGGAGGTCGATGAGCTGCCAGTTCGATCCGTTGCCTCGATAGATCTTCCCCGTGTCCGTTGCGACGTACAGCGCTGTACTGTGGGCTGTATAGTTGCCTTTCGAACTATCGGTGTCGAGAATCGTTATCTGGCTATCGATCTCGGCGGCATTTTCGTTCCAGTCTATTCCCCAGCCCTCTGGCTTTCCGATTTCAGGCTGTGTAAGCCCGATATTGTCGGTTTGTTCGTCACTCATTGGTCTAAATTGGTGTGTTCTCGAGGTCGGCTTTCACGTCGTCGACGGTGTCGTACTCGCGAAGATTCGAGAGGACAAACAGATTGAAGTCCAGCCGTCGCGCTGTCGACTCAGCGCCGGCGACCCTCGACTGATCGGTCACGTCCGTGACGAGTGCCCAAAAGCCGGTATGGTCGACGACGTCGATCGGTTCAACCGAGATGACAAGCGTGTCGAAGTACGCATCGGATGGGACACGCTCCGAAAACCACGGGACTCCCGCGTCGGTCGTCCCTGTCGTCTGCGAATTCGGAGCGAACCAGCCGTATTTTCTGAGCGCCAGATACGAATTCTCGACTCCGCCGAGGCCGCCCTGATTGTAGGAGAATTGGCCGTATGCTCCCCGCCCGAACGCGAGGTTCGTCTCCGTGAGGTTATTGTCGAACAGCAACTTCAGCGTGATCTCGGAGCCTCGAGTGAGCGTCGGGACGGGCTGATCGACGACCGCCTCGACGGCATAGCCTGCGACGCGCCAGTTCACTGTCGCCCACCTCGGGATCCTCGAGCGCCACGGACATCTGCTTGAGACGCGATCTTTTCGTTCTCATCCTGGACGACGCCGCGGACCTCGGCTTCCCAACCGTTCAGATCAAGCGTCCCCGAGATTTCTTGGGGCCCGCCGAGCGCACGGATCGCCTCGAGGAGCTGGTCGAGTCGATTAACAACACGGCTGAGATCCTGTTGACCAGATTGTCCAGACGATCTCGATCGCGACTCGAAGTCCTCGAGCATCGAATCGATATCCGAATCCGTCGATTCACTCGATGCATCCAACTGCTCTTGCAACGAGGCAGTGTCTGTCTCGGTGGCCCCCTCGCCGCCCTGGTTGTCCTCCAGTTTGGCATAGATCGATTCGATCTTCTCGGCATCCGCTCCTTCAAGATTTTCGGACTCCTGAAGGGCATCCTCAGGGTTCTGGCCAGCACCCGCTTCCGTATTTTGGAGAGGGTCTTGTCCGTTTTGTCCGCTCGTGAGACCGTCAGTTCCTCCCTCGAGACCCGAGTCCGACATGTCATCTGGGAGGTAATCGTCCTTATCCTGCGCTCCCCTCGAACTAGACCCATTTTCGGTTGTGAAATCGACATCCTCAGCTTCGAAATCAATCTCCCATCTGTTAGGGAGGATTTTGTTGATCTGATCAACCATCCAGTTCAGAAGGTCGAGCACAGTGTTGACGCCGTTCTCCGTCTGGCCCTGGATATCCATGAAGTTGGTCTGCCATGCCGCTGCTAACCCGATGACTGCAGCGATGATGGGTGCAATCGGGCCTAATAGGGCAGACCATAACGACGCGAACGCCCCGGCCGCCATCGATGCCCCAGTTGCCATCGCGGGCAACATGGTCAGGAGCGTCCCAAACAGGATCAACAGTGGCCCGAGCACAGCCACTAACGCGCCGACGACAACTATCGCTCTTTGTTGCCCTTTATTTAATCCCTGGAACTTCTTAGCAGCTACCGTTGCATAGCCTGTTAGCGTAGTCAGCATCGGGATCAAGATAGACCCAATAGCGATACCGACATCCAGGAGATTTGACTTCGCGATTTGCAACTCCGCGTTGAGCGTCTCTCGCTGAGTTGTGGCCATCTCACGGGTCGCCCCGTCTGCGTCCTCGAGTTTCTGAGTGTTCTCCTCGAGGGCGCTGCTCCCCTCCGAGATGAGCGCGGCCATCGCCGGGCCGGCTTCGGTCCCGAAGATCGTAGCCGCGTCGCCGGCTTCGACGCCGGCCTGCTCCATGTTCTCGAGGATCTGCGTCAGCGAGAGGATGTCTCCCTCGGAGTCACGGGTTGCAACGCCCATATCCTCCAGTCGCTTCGTCACTGGCGATGTCTCGTCGGAGATCTGGGAGAGGACGTTCCGGAGTGCTGTCCCAGCACGTTGGCCCTGGATACCGACGTCCCCCATCTGCCCGATCGCAGCGGACGTCTCCTCGATCGAGATGCCGAGTGACGAGGCGATCGGCGCGACGTTCGACATTGCCGACGACATCCCCTGCATCGTCTGGTTGTGGTTCGAGACGGTGGCGGTGAGCGTGTCCGTCACTTCGTTCATCTCGCTGGCCTCGTACCCGAACGCCGACATCACGTTCGTCGCGACGTCGGTCGCCTCCGCCATTTTCAGGTTGCCGGCCTCAGCAAAGGCAGCGACCTCCGGCATCGCTTCCATGGACTGTGCAGCGTCGAGCCCAGCAGACGCCAGATAGTAGTAACTCTGCGCTGCCTGATCGGCGCTGTGGGTCGTCGTATTCGCAACCTCTCGAGCTCGTTCCTCGAGGTTTTCCCGCATCGATGCATCGACGTCTCCCATCACGGCGATCGACTGCTGCATAGCCTGATCGAAATTCGCCGCCGTTCGGGCCGAGAGCGCCCCCATTGCAGCCAACGGCGCAGTAACGCCCATCGTTAGCGACTGGCCGGCGGAGGCGAGCCGATCCCCAGTGCGTTGAGCCCGGCTGCCGAATCCGTCGAGATCTCTCTGAGCGGTATCGAGTTTCGACTCGAAGTCACTCTTGTCGAGTTCGAGAACCGCTGTTAGTGTTGATATTGTTGGCATAACTATCGGTTTTTATCGACTATCAAAAGGGCGGTTGAGGGAGAGTCGAAGGAAGGTGTCACATCTGGAGTTGGTTGTCAAGCTCCTCACGCCTTCTCTGACGCTCTTCGTACCGAGTCATCCAGAACATCTTCTCCGCCTCGCTCATCGCGAAGAACTCGTCGGGCCGGTAGTGCTGCTCCTGGTTGAGCCACTCTAGGAATCGTCCGACAGGAGACCGTCCAACATCTCGAGCTGCTGCGACTGCGTCTCGCCCTCGCCAAGCGCCAAAAAATCTTTGTAGAGATCTCCGATTTCCTCCTCGGTGAAGCCGATCGTCTCCCGCCAGACCGCCGGCTTCTGGAACGACGGGTCGACGGCGTGGTTGGACAGTGTCTCCTCCATCTGCTCGATACCGACCTGGGCTTCCTCGAGGAGGTCGAAGAGACTGGCGTCGCCCTGGGCCTTTTCGAGGACAGTCTGCTGTCGGTCCTCGAACTCCTGTTGAGTCTCGGGGTCAGGATACAGGAACTCGATTTCGACGCCGTGGCGGTCGACAGTGAACGAATCCCGAGAGCGAGCGTCGAAGAGTTCCTGGGCCTTGCCGTAGAGTTCGGCCGTCTCACGCTGCTCTTCCCGCTGCTGTTCCTGCATCGAATCGAGTGCCGAGTTCGCGGAGTCAGCGTTGGCTACAGACATAGGTCAGTGGTTAGGCACCCGGCGAGTAGCTGATCCAGGCATCTCCCTCAACCCAGAACGTCCAGGACGCCGTCGGCGGCGTTGCGGACGGGTCGATCTCCGGCGACGTGACCTCGCAGTCGGCGAAGCGATGCAGGAGCTCGGAGTCGGCCGGGATGTCGACCGAGCCGAAGTCCGGTTCGTCTGCGAAGTACGCGATCTCGAGATACTCGTTATCGCCAGTCTGCCGGTCCGAGCTGTCGAACGTGATCTTCCCGTCGGAGTCGGCGACGCCGATCAGTTCGAGCGCTTCGAGATCGGGCGCGACGGCGGACGCGACTTCGACGTCGATCGTGTTGTTCGTCCGGAAGCGTCGGGTGCGCCGCTGCGAGCCAGGGTTGAAATCTTCGTTCGATTCGTCGACGGTGACCGACAGATCGTCTTTAGTGCACAGTCCCAGAACGGTCCGGACTGGTTCAGCCCCACTCTCGTCGACGTGGATGACCGATACGATGCTGCCCTCGACCTCGAGGTCGTTAGTGATGTCTGCCATGGAATTACTCCTTCAGTGTGATCTGCGATTTGTTGATCTTCGTTTCGCCATCGAACTCGGCGGTGATCTCGATGACGTAGGTGCCGGACCCGTTCGCGTCGGCATCAGTATCCCAGACGTATTCGAACGCTCCGACGTCGTTGTGCGTCATCGACTGCGCGGAGATCACCTCGGTACTGTCACTGTTGGCGGTGATCGTGATGTCGGCGTCTGGATTCTCGTCTGTGTCTTGATCGTCCGGGTCGACCGCCCCGTTCGAGTCACTGTACGCGATCTCGATCGGGACGTCCTCCCCAACGTATGCTGATTTGATTGTCATCGTTCTCCGGGGTTGTAGGTCGTGAGCCGGCCGGCAACCCGGCCAGTGTCGTCTCGACCAAACGCCGCATCGGGCTGGGCGTTGGTGAGCTGTGCGTCGACGTGCGCGGTTGGACCGCGAGTGATTGTTCCTATCGGCATTGTGTCATCGCGTGTAGGTCGTTGTCAGCCAGTCCTGCATCAGTGCGAGGCGGTCGCCAGTGACCTCCGACCAGCTGCTCGAGTCGGTTCCCTCGGGCAACAGTTCCGGCGCGTCGACGGCGATGTCCAGGCGGTCGGCGACCGTCGCCATGATCTCGGCCATGCGGTAGGTCGGCGCGCTCTGTTCGGAGCGCCACGTATCCGTCATGACGACGCTCACCTGCAGGCGGAACTGGCGCTGGATCGTCGAGAACTCGCGCTGGGAGTTCGAGGCCTCGGTAATCGGCTGGACGCGAACGACGACCGGATGGTCCTGGACGTCCTTCGGCCAACCCTCGTCGATCGCGGTCGGGTCCTCGAGGAGAGCAACGAGATCGTCATGAGCTCGAAGGTCGACTATCGTGTCTCTGAGGGCGTCGTGCATCCCGTAGGTCATATATCAAACTCCATGAGATGTTCAGTTCCGTTGATCGCCACGACGGCAAGTGCGCGGCCGAGCGATGGCCAAGTCCAGACCTGTTTAATCTCGGCCGGGACCGTGATCTTCGATACCTCGGTCATGCGTTGCCCTCCTGTGCGGCGACGCGGAAGACCAACTGCTCGATATCACGGATCAGTGCCATTAGTTCACGATCCATCGCTGGCCGGAGCATCGGTTGTGCGCTCATCTTGCTGGTCCCTCGCTCGACAAACTCGGCGTAGCTCGCGGTGTTGCCGACCTCGGTCATGATCGTGCCGCGTCGCGCCTCGGTCAGCCCCGTCCAGGAGGCGCGGAGGTTCCCCGTGTCGACGGGTGAGCGCTGCTGGGCCTCTTTCTGGATGTTCTGCTCGGCCTCTTCCATGCGTTCGACGAGCTGGTCGTCAGCTTCCTCGATCATGTTCTCGAAGACCTCTTGGGCGTCTTCGGGAGCGAAGCCGCTCTCGAAGTCAAGTTGCATATCCATGATCAGACCTCCACTTTCGTCACTTCGAGTTGGACGTACTCGGGGATCTCCGAGTCGAGACGCTGCAGGTTCGGCGGCTGCATCGCAAACTGGCCGTCGACGCTGTCGAGTTCGACGCGATCGTCCGCTGCGACGCCGAGTTCGTAGGAGCGGCCCGTGACGATCTCGTTGCCATCGGCATCTGTCTCGGTTTCATCGACGACGTCGCCAATCGCTCGAGGAGACACGTAGAGCCGGTAGACCTCTTGAGGCCACTCGCCGTAGACCTCACGGACATACGAGGCGCTCTGTTGCTCGGCCCTCACCGAGACGTCTTCGTACGCTGGCGTCCACTCGTAGACCGGTTCGGTCTCTCCGTAGGGGTCCTCATCGGTCCCGGTTTGCTCTTCCGTGTAGAAGGTCGCCGTCTCGTTCTCGAAGCCATCGATCATGATTAGCTCCCTGTCGTCACGTTTCGATCACTATCCCAGACGACGCTACTGCCAAGTTGGCCCGAGGGATCCCACTTCGAGAGGTCGGCCCGAAGCTGTTCGATGCGGCCTCGTTCGTAGGTCTTCCGTGCGTTTCCGACCTGCTTGTCCGATGCTGATCGCTCGGAGGTCGGGAGTGAGAGGATCTTGATCGACGCGAGGAGTTCCTCGACGCGGCGGATCTGCGTCTGGTCCATCGCGTCGACGTCGTTCACGCGCTGGTTGTCCTCCTGGGCGCGATCCAGATACGTCTGGATGTCATCGTCAGACAGCGACGGGTCGATGAGTGAGCGCACGTCACTCGGCGTCGCTTCGGTCACGGATTAGTCCTCCAGTTCGTCCATCCGGGCGTCGATCGCATCTTTCGCGCCGTCACGATCCTTCTGTTCTTCCTCGAGATTCCGGAGCGCCTCGAGCGCGGCGGCGTCGTCGACGTCCTTGACACGCTCGGCGATCTCGTCGTTGGTGTGCTCCTCGGGGTTGAACGGCAGCGTCTCCGACTCGTCGTCGGGTTCGTCGATATCGTCCGAGCCACCGGGCCCGTGGCCACCGCGCTCGATGTGCCGGTGCATCGCCAGCAGCTTGTCGGCGACGATGGGGTCTTCGACGTAGGCGTAGCCGTCCTCGTCGAACTCGAGCGGTGAGCGATCACCGAGGATCTGCGAGTTGCGGAGTTCGCCCGCCTCGCCGGACTCGTGTTTGATGTAGGGCATGGCTGGTTACGTGTCGATCGCGATGTTCGCCGACGGCTGGGTTGCGGCGAAGCCGACCCGTTCGTCGATCTGCCAGACGGTGCTCTCGATGCTCTCCTCGTAGTAGCTCGAGACGTCGACGGCGCGGCGGGTCGATTCCCAGCCGAAGTTGGTCGGATCGACGAGGTACGCCTCCCCTTCGGCGTAGTTGCCGGTGTTGTCGAGGAAGACCGGCACGTCGCCGGCGACGCCGAGGAACGCCTGCTGGCCGACGAGGTTCCCCTCGGGGAGGATACCCATCTCGAGGACGGAGTCGCCGAGTTCGCTGGCCTGCGTGAACTTGTCCATGTTCAGCAGGGCGTTCATGTTCTGGCCACCGGTGAGCAGCCGGAGCTCGCCGAGATCCAGTTCGTCCTGGAAGGCGCGCTGGCGAGCGAGCGTGATGTCTTCGTACTCGATGACGCCGCTTGCCTCGTTGCCGGCGTCGATCGGGCCGGCCGAGTTCGTGTTGTTCGACAGGATGTTGTACGCGATCGCGTCAACACGGGTCTCCTCTGCCCGGATCAGGTCCTCTTCCTGATCCATCGTGATGTCGATGACGTTGTCCTCGACGTCTTCGTCCGGGATGACGATCTCGAGGCCGTATTTCGTGTGAGCGACCTGGACCGTGTCGTAGTCCTTCGTCGCTCGCGGGAAGTCACTTCCCGGCGGGACCTCGGCGACGTCGCCATCGAAGTCGCCATCGGAGATCGGGAACTCGACAGAGTTCGAATCGTTGTTGGTCGCGTCGTAGTCCTTGAAGGCGGTACGACTCTGGTACTTCTTGTTTCGGATCTTCTCGACGATCGCGCGAACGTCGTCGTCGCTGATGATGTCGGATGCTTTCTGAGCCATATGTGATTAGGATGAGTTGTCGTCGTTTACAGCAGGACCCACGCGTAGCCGTCCGGGGCGTCCTGGCCGCGCCAGGAGCCGCCAGCATCGGAGAGTGCGTGTGCAGGGCCACCGGCGCTCGTTTCGAGGACGCCGTCACCGCCGGTCGTCCCGAGGTCGAGATCGTCTCCGCCGGAGACTGTGCCCTCGACCGATGCGACAGTCACACCGCCGACGTGGACTGGTGCGATACCGCTGTTTTCAGTCGCTCGACCTCGAGCGCGAACACCAAGCAGTTGCTCGGTGTCCGTGCCGGGTTCGATCTCACCGCCGGTGATGCCGACCGCGTCGCCGGCTTCGGTGGTGTCGCTCGCATCGGAGTAGCCGATGGTACTGGTACTGTCGCCGCCGTTCTGTCCGGGTTCTGCCACCATGATCAGAGCACCTCCAGCGCACCGTCGTAGTCGTCAGCCCCTGCGAGACTGGCCGCTTCGTCGCGGAGGGCCTCGACACGTTCGTCGGGCAGCGCGTTGCCGACCGCCGAGAGCTTCGTGTCGATCTCCTCGATGCGTTGCTTGTCCTCGTCGGTCGGGCCGCTCGAACCACCGGATCCGCCCGTCGGGCCCGATCCGGCCTCGGGAGACTGGGTGAGCGCTTCGACGTCGAGATCTCCGTCGTCGGTCTTGAACTCCGACGCCATCGCGTCGAAGCTCATCGCCTCGACGGTCGCCTCTCGAAGACCGAGATCTTCGGTGAGTGCCTCGGCCATCATGCCCTCGACGATGTCGACGCGTTCGCGCATCGCTTCCGCCTCTTCGGCGTCCATGACCTCCGGCTCATCGAGGTCCGCAGCCTCTTCGATGAGCTCTTCGTGTTCGTCTGCCTGTTCCTCGAGTTCGGTGAGCCGATCGCGCACCTCGGCCTCGACGACCGTCGGGTCGTCCTTCTGCCGGGCTGCTGCGACCAGCTCCTGCTCTTTGTCAGTTAGATCCATGATGATCGTGTCGTCGTTGGCCGGGGTGCTCTGGCCTCTCGAGTCAGACCCGTTGGTCTGGCCCGAGGGTGTCGTATGGCCGTCATCGCCCTCCGGGTAATCTTCAGTGAGTGCTTCGACGTCGACGCCGTAGTGAGCCGACAGCGCTTCGGCCGCTGCCGGCTCGATAGCCGGCGACTGCCCGACGTTGATCTCGTTGCTCGGGACCGCGCCATCGGCGACCAGGGCGACGTCTCGAGCCACCTCGACGCGAGTAGGCTCGTAGATGGCATCGGGTTCTCCTTCCTCGCCTTCCACGAGTTCGACATCGCGGATGACGACCGGAGAGATCTGAGCAAGGCCGCTTTCGACCGTCTCCTCGGCTTCCCAGTCGGCGAGGAAACCGTCGAAGAGGAGGCCCGCGTCTTCGTCAAACTTCGTCGCCGTGATCTCGCCGACCTTCTCGTCCATCGACACGGCACCGGTCAGCGCTGGTCCGCTCTCGGTCATCTCGACGCCGGCGTGCTGCTCGGGGTCGAGACTGTCTGCGAGCGTGAACGGCTTCCCTTCGAAGATGCCGTCATCGGCCATCTTCTCGAGGATGTCTGCCGGCCAGCGGGTCCGTTTCCCGGTGAGCCCCTGCGTGATGTCGCCGGGCCCGAAGAGCACGCCGTGGACCGGTAGTTGGTTGTCGGCCGGTTCGGCTGCGACGGCTGCGATACCGTCGCTCAGGATTTCGTAGGTGGTCATAGTGGTGTCATGAAAAGTCCATGTCGGGAGGACCTCGCCCCGACGGGGTCATCGGTGGTCGATCAGTCGCCCGTCCAGACCGTATGCACACAGCGGCAGTTCGGATGGATTGGTAGGTTGCCGTAGGCCTCCGACGCCACGAACGGCGCGTCACGGGCGTAGGCCCAGCACTGCTCACACGCACCGTTCGACAGGATGACGTCCACCTTCTCGACGCCGGCGCGTTCCCACTCCTTGAGCCGGGCCCAGTTGTGGGAATTCATCAACTCCGTCCGCGAGATCATCGTCGCGCGGTTCATCGCCGCTCGGGGCGTGCCGTCGTCGACCTTCCCGAGGATATCCGAGACGTCGCCGGCGATCGTCCGCGGGTTGTCGCCGGACGCCAGGCCATCGGCCAGCTCCCGCCGGACGTCCCTTGCGATGTCGTCGGTCATCCCGCGGAGCTCCTCGAGGTTCCGTGAGTACAGCTGCTCGAGTTGCTCCTGGTGGACCGGCATCCGCATCGATGCGGAAGCGGCCGCCTCACCACTGCCGACGTTCAGCGCCCCGAGCTCCCGTTGGGCGTCCTCGATGCCTTTGAGGTAGGAGCGCTCGATGTACTGGTTCTCGCCGCCGTACTCGGTGAGGACCTCATTCTCGAGTTGCTTCTCGAGCCAGCGTCGCGCGGCCTCGACCTTCTGCGGGTCGGTCGTGAACTCGAACTGTCGCGTCGAGGGCGCGTCGACCAGTGCCTCGGTCTGAAGACCGAAGACGTCGTTCTCGACGATCCCCGTTCGGAGCGCCGAGCGGATGTCTGCCAACCGCCCCCGAAGACGTTGGGCGTACTGTTGTCGAACCGATCGGATCCGCGCCGGTTCGTCGCGATCGCGAGCCCGCTCGAGGTAGCGCTCGTGGGCCGACGTTTGCTCCGGGACGCCGGCGTCTGCGTTGGCGGCGGCACTCATCAGTCGTCAGCCTCCACGTAGTCGGGGTCGTCGGAGCGAGCTTCCCATTGGATGGGGCCGCCCAGATTGTCCTCGAGCCATTCCTGGTTGAACACCAGCTCTCCCGCTGGCCCGAATCGGTTGTCTCCCTCAATCGCCAGTCGAAGCGCGACTATGACGAAGCCCTCCATATCCTCATGACGAGTCAGAAAGTCGACCGGTCCTTTTGCCGGTGTGTGGATGACGAGGCGGTGGGTATTGACGTGTTCACAGCCGTTGTAGGACCGGCTATCGGTTTCTGGGAGCTTCCCAAGCGCCGTGTAGCTGTGTTTCGTCGGGTCCGTAAAACCGGTCCCCGACACGTAAACGCACTCGTCGTCCGGGAAGTGCCGTTTATAGTGTTCTCTGACTTCGTCGTGACCCATCAGTCATCAGCCTCCGTGGCCTCCTCGCCGGGTGTCTCGCCGAACATTTCCTGCATGTCCGGGGCCGACTCATCGACCTCGATCTCGCCATCGACGAAGACGTCTTCGGGGAGATCCATCGTCGTCTGGAGGAACTCCTTGAGGTCCAGGACCGAGTCGATCGGCACGTTCCCGAGGCCCTCGTTCAGCGCCGTCATGAACTGCTCCATTTTCTCGATCTCGTCATCGTCCAGCGTCGCGATCGGGTTGTCGCTCTCCTTCGGCGCGATCTTCACCTCGAGGCCGGCCGGATCGAGGTCTGGGTGTCGATCCGCGACCGCACGGAACGCCTGCGTCCAGTCGCGCTCGGCGTCCCGGCGTTCCTCGACGACCGTGTCCTGGTAGGAGTTTTCCTGCCGGTCCGAGACGTGGTTAGCGATCGACTCACCGAACGCGGTCGCGTACTTCGGCGCCGGGAGCGGTGCGAGGATGTCCGCGACGTAGTGCTCGAGCGGACCGTCGAGTTCGGGGATTGTCGGCTCCCACTGGTCGGGCGTGATCGAGCCATCGTGGCCGATGATCCCGCCGGCCTCGAGGTCGTTGACGTTCGAAACCCACTCATCTTGCTCGTCCTGATCCCACGTCTCGACGATCACCTCGTCATCGCCCACCTCTGTGACTTCGGTATCGAACTCTACGAGCCAGACACCGTAGGCAGTCTTCTTGATGGCAACTGCCCGGTCGCGTTTGATCGATCGATACTCTTCGGCGTCAGCGGCGCACGCCTCGAGCGGAGGCGACCCGAATATCCCTTCTTCGGTCGCATCGTCGCCGCCGATGTCCGGGTCGATCGTTCGCTTGAGGACGTCGTTCTGTGAGAGGAGGACCTCGTCTTCGTCCATGCCGTCTCGGCGCTGACCGACGATCGACTGGTCGTCGAACTGAACGTAGGCTGCCGCCTCTCCGCGCTTCGTGATCTCGTCCTCTTCGGCCGTCTCGATGTCGTCAGGCTCGAGGAGGATGTTCGTATTCGCGTACGTTCTCGCCGAGACCGTCTCCGGTCGGATATGCTTGAAGCCCGTAATCGGGCCCTCAGGATCCGTCTCTTTGCCGTCCTGCTTGAGGTACTCGTTGAGCGTCGTCCCTTTCGTCCACTTCTGGACGATGTCCTGTTTCAGATAGGGGTAGAACGGCTGGCGTTTCTCGCCGGCGAGGACCGCGCAGTTCTCGAGGAAGCCGCCCGCAGGAGCAGACTCGGGAGCATCGTCACCGCCCATGAAGTAGGCTTCAGTGGTGTCGTCATCCGCGGTGATCCGGACGCCCGGCTTGACGACATCGCGGACGAACTGGTTGATGTTCGCTCGGATGATGCCGATCTCGAGATAGTAGTCGTGGTACTCGTCGATGTCCTCGGGCGGGTTGATGTCGTCGACGTCGCCGCTCTCGATGAAGATCCGCGAGTTACGCGTGACCGTCTCGACGGTCTGGCTGATGCGTTCGGCGAGCGCTTCGACGCGGCCACGGATCGGGCCTGATGTGGATTGTGTCGTAGACATGAGTTATCGAATGGAGTTCTGACTGGGCATCGAGCCAGACTTGTAGTGGACGGTGGTCTCGGGTTCAGAATCGTGGGTGAACAGCGCGTATCGGCTGGCGTCCAGGACGTGATCGGGGACGTCGCCCGAGGACCCGACGTGTTCCTCTTTGTAGCTCTGGAACTCTTGGACCAACTCGACGCAGTCATCGGAGACCAGAAGACCCGGCCGCTCGGGGTCGCCTTTAACTTCGAGTAGGCCCCGTACAAACGGAATTCCCTCGTCGAGGCTCTTGCTGGCCTTCTGGGCGTTGAAACCTGCCTGGTTGAACTTCTGAATGTGCTCGGGTTCGTGTTCGGCGTACAGTGGCCCGCGCTCGAGATCGTTGTCGTAGACGTATCCAGAACGGTCCTCGGGATCACACAGGTCGTCAAACGCCATTTCGGAGGCGTAGTAGCAGTCGGTCGCGATCCACTGATCGTGGTGGGTTGGATACCACTGGACCAGGACGCGGGGGTGATCCCAACCAGCATCGTAGCCGTAGATTGGCGTGGCGTCCTCGGGGATCAGGCCGTCGACGTCGACCTCGGGGACATGTACCTCCCGAGAGAACTGGCCGTAAACGAGACCTTCCGCAGCGGAGAAGCCACCCTCGAGCGCTTGTTTCTCGCGCTCGGTGCCCTCGAACTGGGCTTTCATCTTCTCGAGTTCGTTGTGGAACGGGTTATCTCGAGTGTCGCCGACGACCACCTTCATCCGATCGCGCCACGGGAGCGGTTCTTCGCCGCCGGCGCCGTCGGGCTGGATCTGGCGCTCGGTGATGTCGTAGAACTGGTTGAAGCCGTTGCCCGTCGACGTCCAGAGTGTGACGTTCGGACCCTGCTCGGTCCGTTGGCGCGTGACGAGCATCTCGTGCAGGTCGTACAGGTCAGTCGTCCCGTAGTGGGCGACCTCGTCGCACCAGATCACGTTGAACTCCGTCCCGGCGAACCGGCTCCAGATGTCCGCGCCACCGAGCTGGATGATGTGCCCGTTGATGAGCGTGACCCGATGCTTGGTGCCGTGGTGGCCGGCGACGATCGGCGAGTTCTCCGGGTCGCCGTCGGCGTCGTTTGGGACGGTGTTCTCTCCGGGGAGGCGCTCGTAGAAGCCTTTGTAGGTCGCCGGGCCACCCTTCGTCTTGTCGGGTGCGAGGATCAGCGAGTGCCCGTTCGGCGTCTGCATCGCCTCGCCGAGGACGTAGTCGCTCCCGAACAGGGTTTTGCCGCCACCGTAGCCGGCGCGGAAGACGACGACGTCGTAGTCGCCCGACTCGAGGGCATCGAACGCTCGGAGCTGGGCATCCCAGTACTCGCCGCCGATCTCGACTGGCTCACTCGTCTGGTTCGTAGCGCTCACGGTTGACGTTCACCTCGATTGCGCCGCCGCCTTCGCCGCTCAGTTCGACCTTGTCCTTGTAGACGCCGAGGACGTCGCCCTTCGCCTGGAGGTGCTGGGACTGTTCCCGCCGAGCCATCGACTGGCCCTCGAGGTCGTCCTGGTCGCGCTCGAGGCCGTCGAACTCCTTGGTGTAGCGCGGCGAGCCGTCGACCGACCGGAGCGGGTACGTCTCGCCCGGCATGACCGATGTCGTCCGATCCTCGTCGAAGCGAATGATGACGTCCCGGTCCTCTGTCCACTCCGGTCGGTCATCGTCGTCGGGGTCGACGATCTCCCACGCCGGCCACTGCATGGGCGTCTCACGGTCGGTCGAGACGGTGTCGGTCTTCGGGACGACGCGGATGATCGGTTCGTCCTGCAGCGACTTCGACTCGGCCTCTCGAGCGCGCTGATACAGTCGCTCCTCTCGCTCGGCGATCTGGAGGCGGGTGTTGGCGTGCTCCTGCTCGATCTGCTCGAGGACCTCCTCGGCCGGCTCCTCGTTGAGGTACCGACGGATGGTCGACTCTGCGTAGGAGCCGATACCTTCGTCCTCGAATCGCTGCTGGATGTCACTGACCTTGAGATTGTCGAGGTAGTGCCACTTCAGCGCGAGTGTGACGCGGCGTTGTTTGGTACTCATGGAGTTCGAAAACCGTTCAGAAGTGATCGGGGGTAGTATATACTATAAATAGGCAGCGTCAGTCCTCGCGGTCGTCGTCTCGAGGCTGGCCACCGTCGGTCGAAATCGTGATTCCGTCGAGGACGCGCTCGACCTCGAGGTCCCACATCCGACCGATGACGAGGAACACGACGGCGGTCGTCCCAAGTTGAAGTTCCCACGGGGCGGGTCGAGCCCCGAAAAACATCGGTCCAAGGACGATCGCCGCCCAGACACCGAACAGGATGATAGTCGCGATCGTCCGTTCGTGTGTCTCTTTGTCAGGCATCAGCGTTCTCCCCAGACAAACGAGCTCGATTTTCGCGCGGTACAGCAGATTGTCGGATTGTGGTCTAACAGACATGGCATCTATCAGTCCTCTTGACTGTCGCCACCATCCTCGCCCTGGAGGTCGCCGACAGCTTGAACGCCATCTGACATCGCATCATCCCAGAGATAGTAGCCAGCTCCGATGGCGATCGCGACCGCGCCCAGAAGAATGAGCGAATCCGGTTCGCGCCCGGTCCATTCCATAGCCAACCAGCTAGCGAACAGTGCAAGGAGAATAACGCCGGCGATGGCTGTCTTGATCAGTCGTGTTGTAGCCGTCTCACTGGCCATGCGAATCACCTCGGAGAACTGCGAGCTTTACTGACCGACGGAAAATCTCGGTGTCGTAGCCCTGGACGTCGTCGCGTTCTTTGAAGAGGCGGACCGCTCTTCGGAGAACGGACTTGTCGAACTCGAGACCAGCTTCCTCAAGCCGGCGAGCCAGTGGCGTCGTCAGTCGAACTGCTTGCATCTTCGAGAGTGTATCGTCGTCAGCCCAGCAACCGATCCGAGCGCAGGTCCGGCAGGTGGTCCGTGGGACGGCGCTGCGCTGCTGGCTCGGACGGGTCGTTCCTCGACCGTCGACGTCGACATCCTGGACGATTCGTTCGTCCGGCTCGAGCGTTGCTTGAGGCGTTCGGTGATGATCTTGTGCGTCGTATTCGTAGACACCACCACTAAACGTCGCCTTGTCGATGTCCTTGACGCGCTCGAAGCACGCGTTACAGCATCTCGGATTCTGCCAGACGATGTGATCGAACGCCCGTTGTGGGGAGACGTGGCCGTCGGTCGGGGTCGGAGCTGTCGTTGACATGGATTTGAGAAAAGCGACGCTGTAGGGCGGACGGGATCATCGCCGGCGACCGCGTCGCCGACTCGACGCCCTTGCAGCGTTCGTGTTATCTTTTGATATGCTCCGGTGTGGTGATAAGGGTACGCGCGTGCGACATTTTGTCGGTCGTTGCTCTCTCGAGTGCGGTTTCGACCGTCTCAGGATATTTCAGTAGTTTTCACGTGAACATAACGCAGGTCGTCATCAACGCGATCGCGTCGAACGAGGTTGCGGTCCTCGAGCTGCGAGATCGCCCGATCGACCGTCCGGTCGCAGTAGTAGCTTCGATCGATGAGTTCCTCCCGGGAGATCGACCCACCCGCATCGCCGACGGCCTCGAGAACGTAGTTGGCGCTCGGTGGAAGGCTCGAGCGGACTGCGTCGACGTCAGTGTTATCGGGGAGGCTCATGGGCTTTGTTTCGTGGCGAGTGCCGCGGCTGGTTCCAGCGGGGCGAGCAAGGCTTCGAGACGCCGGGTGACGAGGTCAGTCACCCGTATCAGGGGCCGGTTGTGGCCAGATTGTTGGTCGAGTGTCGCCACTATCCGTGCCACTCACCCCCTGATCGACGTCATCGTACGTAGTTGGCTCTCGAATCGCCAACGCCCACCTACTAGAGTCTTCGTAGGGGGGAGTTGGCGATTCCTGAATGTCAACAACGCCTGAATGTGGAAGGCCGGAATCGCTGTACAGCGTTGCTCCGTTCACGCCCATTCCCTCGATCGCTTGGACAGCATCACGCTCGACAAGTCGCTCGAGTGTCTGGCGGACGTGCTCTTTCGAGCACCCAACAGCATCGGAGAGCTCCCGCACTGTTCGCGAGCGATGGCTCGAGCGGAGTTCGTCGACGATCGTCTTCTGGAGATCGGAGTAGACCCACTCGACACCTGGTGTCTGGACGTCGGCGAAATTGGTGGGCATCGCATCGGTCCGAACGAACACCGTCGCCGTCACATCGGGATTATCGGGAGATCGGGCGTACCGACCGGCGGCCTGAGCGATGTGGTTCTCGCGTACTGAAGCGAGGATCTCCTTCGCAGTCTCGGCGTCCTGGCCCTCGAAGCCGCGGCCGCGGGCACGGTACTCCTCGCCGGCGTCGTCGACGGCAGTCTCTACCTCGGCTTCGAGGTCGAGTTCGGCGAGGAGATCGACGACGTAGTCGTCACCGGGATCCATGCAGCCGTTGACCAGTCCGATACGTTCATGTTCGAAGTCGTTCCGGCTCTTTTCCTCGCCGAAGTGCATCAACTCGGGCCGATGGCAGCCAGCCTCTTCCATGAGCTCCTCGAGTCGATCCTCAACCTGTCCCGTTGTGATCGCCGTCCGGAACTGGGTACCGTACTCGTCGACGAGCTGGTCGAGCAGGACCTCAAGTTTGTCCTCGTTGAGCCACTCGAGTGCCTTGCTTCCGGAGAGTGGTCGGGTCGCGTCGCCGACTTGGACAACGCGAAGTCCGCGTTCGTATCGTCGCCAGAGTTGGCGCTGTTCGGGTTCGAGAACATTTGTCGTCTTGATCCACGGCAACGTGTTCGCCTGCCAGAGCGGCACTGCAGGATGGGCATCGAGTCCGACGACCGATCGCGCAGCGCCGAAGTCGGGGACGGTCCGAACTGAGCGGACGTCGTTGCTCTCGTCCAGGACAACGCTCACCCATTCGCGGTTCCACTCGTCGTCATCGCGAACGCCGGCCTCGAGGCGCGGTGGTTCGTGCATCGTCTTCCCGAATCGGCGGCCGTTCGCCCGATCCTCGGCGTGGAAGATGGCTCTCGCGAGCGCCGGTGCGAGCGTGTGGGCATCGGGGTCCTCGAAGTACCACTCTTGACCGGGATCGGTCCAAAGGACGTCTTCGAGCGCATCACGTTCGTTCGCGGCGTCGCCCTGGTAGTCATCGTGCCGAGAGAGTTGGACGAAAGCTTCCCAGGTCTTCACCGGCGCGTTGATCTCACGGAGGTAGGCACCGACGGCGTCTCGAATCCGACTCGTCGAGAGATCGTCCTGTTCGTAGCTGGGCTCTTCGTCGACGACGACGTTGTTGTGCATCCGCAGGCCAGGAGCGAACGCAAAGTTGTGCGTCGCGATGACGAGCGGCCAGTAGTCGAGCTCGCCATTAGGACCTTCGCGATAGGTCTCCCACTGTGTGATTGCTGAACACCGGTCGCCGCCACAGGGGAGCTCATCGCCCTGGTCGTTGTGCTCCTCGAGGTAGCGATGCGCTGCCGAGAAGGGCATTCCCTTCCCCTCACACTGGCGATCGAGCCACTCGCTGGCAGGCTCATCGTCGATCGATATCTCGTCGTCATGGTTGCCGGCACACACCGGGCACGCCTCGTGGCGACCGAGGAGGACGTGGTACTGGCCGCCGTGCGCTTCGGCGACATCGACGGCTTCGTCGCGAGCCTCTCGTGTCTCGAGGAGGTGGACGACCGGTCGATCACCGGTGATATCCTCGCGAGCACCCCAGCGCGTCGACGCGATCGTGAACGACTTTCCGAGTGATGTGGGGGCGTCGACGATCCGGTCGTCTTCCTCACGGATCACTTCGGCAATCGTCTCGAAGAGCTCTTCGCGAGCGTCGTCCGTCGACGGCCACTCGAGACCGCGTTCCTTGGCGTATCTACGTCGTTCAGCCGGTTCGAGCGCGTCTAATTGTGCGATCGGTAAAGCAGAGACGGCACGGCCATCGCTCTCTCCCTTATAGTTGTCATCGGGTTCGTACTCCGGGATCGCAAAGCCGAGCTCGCGGAGTCGGTCGACACCGCGCCACCAGGTCTCACCGTCGACGGGCCGGGCGTTCGCGGGTCGAATCTCACCGGCGTCGATCGCGGCCATCGTGACCACGCCACCGTAGCCGCGGAGTTCGCCGGTGTCCTGCCAGCGTTCATCGTTCACGATGTTCGCCGTCCCACCATCGGAGAGTGAGCCCCAGGTAGGCCAGAACGCACGCTCGCCATCACTTGTAGAGGCACCGTCGTTCCAGCGCTGGACGATCGTCCGGTCGGCGACCCGCTGGGCGTCGAGTCGATCTATCGCCGCGAAGACGTCGCGGATATCGTCGGTCGTCTCGCTGCTCAAGGTCGCGTCGGGTTCGTAGTCCTGGAGATCGTAATCGTCGCGATCGAACGAAACGTTGTCCTGGTCGCGGTCGTGACCCCCCTGTCCGAATTGGTTGGTCGCTTCACAGATTGGTTCGAGGACGTCGTCGTTCCACTCGTGAATCTCAGTCGGCGTCCCGGGGACGTGCTCGCCGGTCATTACGCAAACGCGTTTGCCGGGATAGATCTCGATCGACGGGAGGTCCTCGTTGTCGCCCCATGGATCCTCGTCGAGTCGCCAGCCGGCTTGTTTGAGGTCGAGATCATCGAAGTCGCCTCGGTAGATTGCGTGAACACCGGTACCGGACTGCGAAATATCTGCGTACGTTGCGCCTAGCTGTTCGAGGATCGCGACGAACGCTGGGTGGACGTCACCAGTCTCGGGACAGCGGACATCGTCACCGTCGACGTAGACGTACGGATCGGCCTCCGTCTGGAGGAACGCTCGCCCATCGAGTCGCGGATCGATTTCGGCCATCGCGACGGTCTCCCCGTCGACGTAGTGGCCGTGATAGCCCCACTTCCAACGAGCATCGCATTCGCATGTCGAAGCGGTGTCGTGGCCGTCTTTATTGCACTCGGCGGGGGCGTCCTTGTCCCCCCACGGCGCGAACGGCTTTTTCTCGGCGTGACCCATCCACTGCTCGCGTTCGAGCAACTCGTCGGGCCAGGTGTTCGGATCAGGGTTCGCGAAGTCCGCATCCGACCAGTTCGCAAACTGTGTCTTAAGCCATGGAAGCGACCGCGTACGGGACCGTTTCACGCTGTTCGGCGTTGTGACATTTGAGTCTTCTGTGGAATCGGATGACTCGCCGTCGACGATGTCGCGGATTGCTGCAGGGGGTGCGCCGAGCGCGCCGGCGATCGCCGGGATCGATGCGTCGGGGTTGGCCTCAAGGTGGCGTTCGACCTGAATCTTGAGGGAGAGCCCACCAGTCACGCCAGCTCACCTCGATCAAGGTGGGTGCCGCACCAGGGGCAGTACTGCGCAGCTGCTGTGAACGGGGCTCCCTCGCACCCAACACATGTCTGCGTATAGCTCACGCCGACCACCCCCAGTCATCGAACGATGTTTGGCCGTCGACATCGGGACGCTCAACCTCTTGATCGTCGGGGATCTTCGGAATCCCTTCGGTTCGTTCCTCGCCGATATCTTCAGGATCGGTTGCGTACTCGACTTTCTCAGCCTGTTCTTCAAGCTCAGGACGCTCAGTAATCGACTGATACGTCACATCGATCGAACTGCCGGAGTAAGACCGACGTCCGATCAT